CTAGTACTTGTCAATGTGTTGTTGACTGTAGTTGTTGGTGTTACAATATTACCTGAACCTAACAAAGTAGTTCCATTAATAGTCTTGAGGTTAGTACCAGAAACAAGGGTTGCTTGTTTAGTTGCTAATAGACTATCAGTTGCTAACTTAGTGTAGACATCAGAAGCATTTGCCTTATTAGATAATAGACTATCAGTCGCCGACTTAGTATAAACATCAGAAACGTTTGCTTTGGTATCTAAAATAGTAGATATTTTACTACTTGACCATGTTTTAATTGTGTTAGTAATACTATCATCAATAACACCATCAGTAATAATAGTTGCTGCTTGTTCTGCCCAATACTTAGCTGAGTAGCCTTCACCAGGCACTACTTCACTACCTAGTTTAGTAGCCCAGTCTTGTGCTAGTGCCTCGCTAGATGCTGAAGCATTCTGACTAGCTAGTGCTGCAGCTGCGCTTAGTGCAGCATTACTTTCACTTAGTGCTGAAGCATTTTGACTAGCTAGTGCTGCAGCTGCGCTTAATGCTGCGGCATTCTGACTAGCTAGTGCTGCAGCTGCGCTTAGTGCAGCATTACTTTCACTTAGTGCTGAAGCATTTTGACTAGCTAGTGCTGCAGCTGCGCTTAATGCTGCGGCATTCTGACTAGCTAGTGCTGCAGCTGCGCTTAGTGCAGCTGCATTTGCTGCAGCATCAGCTGTATTTACACTTGAAACTAGGTTAGCCTCCAACCCTTCCATGCGAGCCCTAATTGATATAAGCTCACCAGTAACTGGGTCCTGACTCCATGGTATTGATGCAGCGCCAAGCTTTGTTAGGGAAACAAGCTTGCCATTACGTATTTGCTGTACTGTGCCTTCGCCTATCTCTAGGTCTTCAACACACCCTTTAACGTGTGTTACATTGACTGTAGTCATGCCATAAACCCTGTAGAGTATATTGTTGAATACTGCGTATTGATAGCTGTGTTATCAACTGTATCAAAACGTTTAGCAAGTTGTAGTTCTTCTGTAAATAACTGTAGTTCTTCATTACCCAAAGCACGGTTTTGAGTCTCTCTATCATCACGTAAGGCTGCACCAACAACATAATGTTTAATCGCCTTGTCGAACATCTCAGGCACTTCAGGTTCTACAGTAGGAGATACTTTCTTAGGACGGTATATATACCTGACATGCAAATAGCTATTATCAGTAATTGTCTGCAATAGTCCTACATTTTCAGCTAAGCTAGCTTGAACTAGCTCACCATTTACAAAGGTAGATAATATCAAGCTTAAGCCTGTATCTTGACCATATAGAGTACCAAATTGTGGTACATCAATAGTAGGAACTAATCCATAGTCTGATGGCGTATATGCTACTTTTGGGTAAATCATAAACTTGCCTGGAGTATGCTTATCAAATAATACATACCTAGGCTCAGTATCAGTCTCTTCTGTCCAAGAAACATTCAACTTATCCATTTCTTCGTGACTCTTTACCTCTAGTACACGTTGTTCGTATGATACACGGGTCACTAAATAACAATCATCTGGCATTACATAGTCTGCAATACCTGGGTACACCGGTAGAAAGATTTCTTTACGCAAAGTACGTGCAAAGCGAGCGATAGTTGTCTGAGCTTCATCGACTAAACGGTACAAACGCTCATCAGAATACCGCTCTTTTCTGGGGTCTGATAAGACATCTCGCGCTCGTGTTAGTATGTCTGCAAGTCTACTCATATTCACCTCGTTTTACCTTAACTATATACCTAATAGTTAAGGTAAAACGGCAGATTACTCTGCCGCTTATTACTTAGTTAGTATATTCACCAGTTACTTTATCGTTTTCGATATAGATAACTTGCATAATACCAACTAATGCACCGTTCGCTGGAGCAGTAGAACCAGGTTTCAATACAACATCACCGCCAGTAGCTAAATATACTGGTGTATTTTCGTTGGTAGAGCCTGCAGCTGTCACATCTAAAGCAGAACCATAATTTGAACCGTTAATAACTGGTTGGATTGTAGCAGAAGCTGTACCAGATGGAGTAGTAACGGTCATGTTAGCAAAAATTACCAAGCTATTAGAAGGTAGTGTTGCGAAAACACTACCATCACCGATAACTTGGCTTTCTACGAATGGAATTGTCAGAACACTGACACCGCGTTTTTGGTTATATTTACCTTCGCGCTTACGATCAATAGCAGCCATCGGTTACCTCCTTATGCAACTTTAACATCAAGTGCAACTACACCAAAATCCAAACCAGCTACTTTAGCTTGTTTGTAATCTTCTTGTTCTGCAGTCATTTTAACACGCGCAGCATTAGTCCAGAATTCAACAGCAGATTCAGACTTAATACCAAAGTCAGTAGACTCTTGGAATTTATAGTCAGGCATCTTACCCATTGGCATCATCAATGCACCTTCGCCTAAAATCAAGCAACGTTCATATTGCGCACCAGTATATCCAGCTTCACCAGACCACTTAGTACCGTCATACTGACGTAAACCAGCAATTTCAACTTCAGTATCACTGAATGCTTTACCAGCGCTAAATCCAAAGAATGCTTCAGCTTCAACGAAAACTAATTGGCCAATTTGACCCAGCACGCCACGAATAGCTTGGTTGTTAGGACCACGCACATCTGCATCACGCATAACACGCATAACACCCGCATCAGTTGTATTGCCTTTCATGTTCGCAGCAGTGTAAGGACCTACAACAACTAACCAAACAGAACGACCATTAGATAAGCGATATGGACTCAATGGAGCTCGTTGTGTTGCATTGGCAGAAGAGCCAAAAGCGCCAGTCTTAAAGCCTGTACCTGTGCGTAAATTTTGCTCAATTGCAACTAAGTTATCATAGCCAATCTTAGTTGAGTGGGCATCGATTTGGATTGAGTGAGTCAATCCACCTTGGCCGTTATCTGCAAAGCCTTGAGCCACGTCAAATAACATTTGGTCTTTCCAGCGAATAAACAAGTCAGACAGTTTAGCACGTGAGTCAGCATGCTCAGCAGTTGATAAGTTACCGACGTCAACAGCGTCAAATTTATCACCATTATCTACTACCAAACGATAGCGATCAACAGTAATCTTGTCGCTGAATTTACGTTTTTGCTCACCTTTACCGTACGCAGTATCTTTACCCTTGATAGCACGACCTGATAGGTTGCCATCAAAGTCAAATACTACTGTGTGACCTTCAGCTGCAGAACTATTATTCTTTTGGTAAACTACTGCCTTGCGTGACGAGCCAGTATATGGTGACCAAAATGATTTACTAGCAGCCTGAATTAAGCCTTCTCGCATCCACGCTTTGCGTTTCAGGTCTGAAGACATTGGAACAACGTTAGTTGCCATTGTACTCTCCTAAGTTAGTATATTTCATTCTCGTAGGAGGTAACTAAATCAGCTTGGACTGCATAGTCTGCTGGCTTAGCACCACCTCCCGCATTGCCAAGATTTGGCTGTGGCTCTGCAATAGCAGGGCTTCCTATAACTTTACCTGCACGTAAGTAATTTGAAGCCTCTGCTAAAAACTCTTCGAAAGTAGTTTCGCCTTTTTCAAGACGTCGTACAATTCGAGGAGGTAGGTCAGCTAATGTAGCATCAGTGATAGCAAAGTCTTTATTTGCTTCATTATGCGCGATTAGGACCTGAGCACGTCGTTCAAGCTCAGCTTGTTGGGAAGCGGCAGCGCTGATTGTACCGAGTTCTTCTTGCGCTTTAGCTGTTGCAGCACGTTCAAGTTTATTAATCTCTTCACGCCACTTATCTGGATCTGAATATTTCAGTTCTTCCAAATTAGCACGTTGGCTAGATGTTAAATTATCTGCCATGTACTGCTGTAACTTGCTTTGAAGTTCGGCTTTTTCAGCTTCTAATGCTTTCAACGCATGTGTTGTTTTACCGAGCTTTGACTCAGTATCACGACGGCGTTTTTCTGCTCTAGCAGCATATAATACTGCTTCGTCAGCTTCTACATTCTCCGGAAGCTTCCAGATACCATCATCACCTTGTACCATTTGTGATACAATACTTGTAACTTTATCTTCAAACGATTCTACTTTAGCAGATTGTGTAGACTCTGCTACTTGACTAGATTGTGAAGACTCTGCTACTTGACTAGGTTCTGTGTTAGTCGAAGTGTCCAGAGCTTCACTAGGAAATTGTTCCTCGTAAGTGCTCATAATAACTCCTATAATATAAGCCTACCGGCGGTAGCTATAATTATTATATAACGGTCCATGTACTTTGTAAATGGCTTTATGCTATAATAAATTTGAATTTTTAACTATTGGTATTACATTTAAACACCGACAAGGAGCTAACTATGGAAGTGTTATTAAACTATGGCTTAAAAGCTATTCCAGCAACAAAGAGTCTAGCAGTACCTGCAGGTGTTGTTAAGAATAGTGATGGTTCTATCAGCACCGTTAGAACTATAAGTTTTCAAGATGATAACGGCGATCAAGTACTAATTCCTACAGTGCATCCTAAAGGTTATATTATGAGTGATAAAGAAGCTATTGAACACTATTATAACACTAATGAACACTATGGTAAGTTTCCAACTGTAGAAGAAGCTAATAAAGCAGCACAAAAGCTACACCAGTCGCATGAAGCACTATTATCATCACCATTACTATCTATTGGAGTTAAATAATGAGCAGGATTCAGTCATTTAGTATCTCACCTAGTGATACAGAAGCAGGTAAACTAATCGCCCGTATCAAAAAGTACTGTGATAGTACTGGCGTAACGTTCAGTCACATTGTTATGGCTGCTCTGAAGAATTACGCGGAGGAGGTATTATGGCCGACCAAGAAACAAAACTAAAATTTATCGCGCGTATTACTACAGACCCTCATACTCGTTTACATGACTTAGCTAAGGAGATGGGTGTCAAGTACTCTACTTTATACAAGTGGCGTGAAGAGTATCTCGAGGCCGAAGCAGCAGGTGATGTATCATCGGTAATCAACGCAGATGAACTAATGATAGCTCGTGTGGCAGAGCAAGTCCGCAATGACCTAGACTGTGCAGGTCTACCAACTGATGGTATTGAGTCATCAGTGACTAAGCTAACTAGTGGTATCGATGGTCTACGTACGCTCGACACTAAGCTAACTACTGCCGCTGCAGCTGTAGCATCACGTATCTTAGGTGTAGCAGGACGTCATGACTTAGAACCTCGTGACCTTTTAGTATTAGCTAATGCACTTAGCTCACTACAGACGTCATTCTTTGCTAAAGGAACTAATGTGAATGTCTTACAGTATAATGAGAGTGATGGCAATTCTGGTGGATTAAAACGGTTCAAGGAGCTAATGAATGCTTGATATTGAACTTCTTGATAGTATCTATGAAGGCAGTGTAAATCTTGATACTTTAGTATTTAAGCCTAGCGATGATGAAGACTTAGTTACCAACTTCTTACCATCCAAGCTATGGCGCATGAATAACTTATACTCATTTGTAGATAAAGAAGGTGAAAAGCGTAGATTCTCGATGAACTATGCACAGCATCGCGTGTATAGCTACCTATTAAAGCACCAACGTCTTATCATTCTTAAGTCACGACAGCAGGGTATTTCTACCTTCTTCCTTATATCTTACCTAGATGACCTAATATTTAATGATACCTTAACTATCGGTATGATGGCGCAAGGTGAAAAGGAAGCTAAAACACTACTACGACGTGTTAAATTAGCATGGAATGAGTTTCCTGAGAGTATTAAAAGCTTCTTACAGTTAAAACGAGCTAATGATAATACACAAGAGCTATCAATATCTAATGGCTCAACCATGTTAGTTAGCACATCATTCCGCTCTATGACATTACAGAGGCTGCATATCTCAGAGTTTGGTAAGATCGCAAATGAAAACCCCTCTCGCGCACAAGAAACGATCACTGGTACGCTACAAGCAATTAAGCCTGGTAATCCTGTAGCTATTGAATCTACAGCTGAAGGCGATAACCTATTCAAGTATATGTGGGATACAGCAGTTCAGCGCCTTGCAGACACTAATGGAGCACTAGGTAAGCAAGACTTCTACCCTGTTTTCCTATCATGGCTTGATGATCCTGACTGTAACTCAGAGGAAGAGGAAATTGAGCTACCTGAACACACTGCTTATTTTGATGAAGTTGAGAGCGAGACAGGTCGTGTAGTGAGTAAATCACAACGTGCGTTCTGGATAGGTAAGTATCGTGAGCTAGGTAGTAAAGTAAAACAAGAATATCCTGCTACGCCTGATGAAGCATTTGCTAAAGGTAAGGATGGTACCTATTACGCTAGGGACTACAAGCAGTACGTTAAGGCACGTGGTCGTGAGATACCTAACTTATATGATGCAAACCTTCCTGTTCACATAGCTATTGACTTAGGTATGTCAGATCTAATGGTATTATTGTTCTTCCAGGTGTTTCAAGGCGAAGTGCGTATTATCCACGAGTATTATAACTCTGGTGAAGGGCTTGAGTTCTATGTCAACTATATGAACCGGATAGCTAATGAACGTGGATATGAGCTTGCATGGGTAGTAG